CAGTTCAAGAATTTTCTGCCAGAGATCCTTCGCTGAAACTGTATCGCGGATTTCACCTGACTTCGGATCAGTAAGATCCCAACTGTCATCAGCATCCTTATCGGTCATACAACGCTCAACGATTTCCATAAATGCATCCGAGATATTAACCCCATGGTGCAGATTAAGTGCACGCATGTTGGGATCACCAGTCGGTTTGCGCATTTCTAGAAATAACCCAATGTCAGGGTGAGAAATATCCAGATAAGCAGCATAAGAACCACGACGAGTGCGACCTTGACGGTAAGCCATACTAGAAGCATCATAAGTGCGAAGGTGAGGCATAACGCCAGTAGACTTATCATCTGCGGCGCGAATACCAAAACCAATACCAACACCGCCACCAAGCATAGACAACCAGTTAGTTTCTGAAAGATTTTCAACTAGACCCTCCGCAGTATCATCAATGAAGTTTAGGAAGCAACTGATTGGCATACCACGCTTCGACCGACCAAATGAGAGGATCGGAGTCGCGTAGGACAACCAGTGCTTTGAAGAATATTCGTATAGACGCTGCGCATGTTCAGGATTAGAACCGAACATCTTTGAAACAAAAGCGAACCGATGCTGCGGAGACGTTTCGTCATCCTTCATGTATGATTCTTGAAGTCGCTGAATACCTAGTTTGTCAAACAGGGAGTCCCGTGATGGGTCAATCTCAATATCCAGATAATTCTCTTTTGCCATTATAGTCCTTGATCCCTCAATACCTTTTCGATGTCAGGCTTAAAATAGGTATCTGGTTTCAGAACCTTGCCATCTTCGCGCTTAATAATCTTTCCGTTATCGGAAACCTTACTCATATTTGATGCCTTGACTTCTTCCCATACCTTGTCAAAGTCAATACCAAGAGTTATGAACAACCCTTGAATAACCCAGACTAGATCTGCGCCACCATCAGCAACACCACCGATATTTCGAAGAATAAATGCCTTAGCAAGTTCTTGCATTTCTTCATCGATTAGATCAATATATAGGTTCGCTTGCTTCATAGTTTCATCAGTCAAATCAGGAAAGTGTGGAGTTGTACCTACGTACTGATCTGCTGCAACCATAAATTCGGTAACGTCTTTTTGATAGTTCATATTATTTTCTTTCTTTGTCAATGCCCAAGATCCATCATGTTGATCGGACCAAATTAGTTCTGTGTTTTCATCCCAGTGAAGGGTCTTCAATAGATCGTGCGGGAGCTCTATATATAATTCACCATCATCATTTTCCTTAACTATAACTGTTGTCATATCACCAATGCCGTATCGTGTTGGTAATAATTACAAAACACGTAACGATGTGTATCACAACCCAAAATGTTTTGAGAAACAACGCAACACGTGCTTCTTGTATTGTAAGAATAGGAACATCAGGTCTATCTTCGTCTGTTGAACCCATAAGATGACCAGTTGCTCGAGACCATATTTTTTCTAGACTATTCATGGTAACATTTCTATTCTATAAGGTGCTTCGTCTTTCCACCACGGATCTTCCGTAAGATCTTCTACGACTTCGAGTGCTTCTTCTTCAGACTCAACATCTGCAACAACAATATCATCTTTATTATATACTAACCAATTAATCACGGAAGTTTCCTTTCAAACTCTGCTTGCGCTGCCATGCTATCTAGAGCCTTCTTAACATCTGGGAAGTGATGACTGATAATATCCCAGCATTGCTCTGCAATGATACGGTGTTCTTTCTGCGTTGCCTTGTCCATGCGTAACTGACAGTAGTGAACCCACGAACGAAGTGTGCCAGTCACAATCATAACAGACTCAGTATTGCCTTCTGGAAGCACTACACGAGCCTGTTCCTTTGCAATGCCATTCTCGATAGCCCACTCATACGCATCTAATGCAGCATCAGTAGCAGCAACTTGCCTCATTGTCCATTCTTCGGCCAATCCGTTGTTGTCGGATCCCAATTCCACCGAGTTTTGTCGGTTATTGGCATCCTGTAGTCGTGCTTCTCTAATGACGAATCCAAGGTCTGTAGTCGGATCTGCATATCTCTGTGAAAATTCTTGGAACGAAAAGGATCGATGGCGAAGAATTTGCCGAGCGATGTCACGAGTTGTTTTAATTTCCATTGATACATGTACCATCTCCAAAGGTGACCAGTGTTGGTTCTTAATAAGATATTGAACCAACTTGGGTGCTGTTGCTGTATTGTTCTGGTTTGACGGATTAGATACTCTTGCTGCCCATGCAACCAGTTCATTGGCAGTAGTACATTCTGTATACGCACTTGGTTTTGTAAGTCCGATCAGATTTACTTCACTCATTCAACTCTCCATGATGTTGTATTCAATTTAATATTCGTTGGCCAATCGCCTTCAGTATAAGATTTATCATGAAACCGCAATTCATTTGTTGGCATGATACTAAGTCTGCCATTGTCCAGTTCTATAAACATAAACTCTTTAGACTGCGAAGGATGCATACTGTAACCATCGTTCATAGGAATGGCAGTAAACAGATACCGACCAAACTCTCCACTGCTACGAATCTCTGCTCGTTGAGTGTTCAGATAATCATAACAAACAACCGAGAACTGATCACCATAGCAATCCCATACCTGTGTATCTTCAAGTTTCCAAAATCGAACTGGGACTGCAGAAAATGCCAGAGCATGCGGAGGAACACTACGCCAGACAGCACCACATTCTAACATTACATGACATCCCCATGAGTGTCCAGGTTTTGAATGTAATGCAAACCAGATGCAGGGTTCGAAAGTATATGGTGCTACATCTTTACGAATGAATGATGAGTCAACCCAACAGTATATATGATGTGGGATGTTTCCCGAACCAGTGTAAAGCATTACTCGACTTCAAACTCTTTGACTTTTTGGAACTGTGCCCTACTAACATATCCAACACCCAGAAGATGATCTACACGATTAGATGCATCGGCATAATCGATATACGTACCATCATCGAACCACCACCAGCGGTCAAGACCAAGGAACCAGCGAGGTTCGCGGCGATACTCTACTAACCACTTACCGTCTGTGCGATGAATACGCAACTTTGTGATTCGAAAATGAGCGAGTTCTACGCCATATTCATTAGCGACAAGTTCGCTCATACTTTCCTCCACATCATATACTTTGCCTTTGCTGATAGTCCTTGAAACGTATTATCATTTATAATACTCTGGATTTCCACAGAAGTCAATCCATTTTCAATCATTTCATTAATATCTTTTCCAGGAACATCTGGCCAAATTACCAGTTTGTATCCCATGTCAATATACTTATTCATCAATTTACCGACTTCTCGGTTTTTTGGTTGATTATCAAAAATAATTGTTATTTTTTCTTTTTGTAACGGAAGTTGGTCGATTTTTCCGAATGACGTTCCAGCACAAGCGATAGAATTATCCAGAAAAAGGGAGTCAAGGGGCCCTTCGACAACAAGTATTTCTTTTGTAGGATCGACCTTATCCAGACCGAAAATCGATGGTGCATCTTCGTCTACCTTAATGTTAATATAACGTAATGACTCGCCTCTGATTCCGCGAAGGCTAACAACAAGGAGTTTACCAGCGCCATCAAAAAAAGGAATCGCGAGTCGCGGTTCAGATGTAATGATCGAGTTTTTATATTTGTCATTAAGTTGAATGACATCTTTAACATTAGGAATGAAATACAACCTATCAAAAGCATCGCGAGGAATTTTGCGGTCAGTAACATATTGAATTACCTCATGATCATCTGGTAGCGTATCAAGTCGATCCATAATCGAGTCGAGCAGTTTGGGTTCTGGTTTCTTAGTAAACTTTGGTTCTTCAAACTTTAGAACTGATTCTACAGTTTTATGAGAAGTCTTGTTGTGAGCACCATCTGCATATCGTTCTACGACATATTGACTGTAGAGGGTGGCATCAAAGTTCTTGTGGAATGTTCCAAAGTGTTGACTCGCGCCACACTTATGGCACTTGTAATACAGATCGTTCTTACCACGATAGAAGTATCCTCGTGCCTTCCTCTTATTACGTTGTGAGTCGCCGCAGATTGGACATCTGCAGTTGAATAGATCTTGGGTTTTCTTCTTAAAATTCTCTAGTCGATATGAAATCTAATGGAGATACTTGATGTCAATATATAAACTCATAATATAGTTATACCCCATTATGGGGCGGAAGTAAAGGGATTTATTGAAAAAACTTTAATATCATTGGAAGAATTTTCGTTATAAGTGCACCAAGAACAATACCACCACCAATCATAATATACTTGGTTTTTTCCAAATTGTCAATACGTTTTTTGTTTTTTTCTTCTTCTTTATCAACAGAACCCTTGAGTTCCTTGATCGATGCCATGATTTTGTCTTCAGTCTGGTCAACCTTATCCGAGAGTTCTCTGGTTGTAGTTGTGATGCGAGAGTGAAGTTCTTTATTGTTTTCAGTTGATTCTCTACGATGGACTTCCATCGCATCGTAGAGATCTTGATTTACATTTTCTTGTCCGCTTAGTTTTAAATCGTGCACGGCAAGCATCTTATTGATAGAGTTAGAAACATCG